AACCCTTCAAAAAGGAAACCTGTTAATAATGATTTTCTTAAATTTTTAAGTTCAGAAGTCTCTATTGATGAAATGGAGATTAATGAATTCCTGTCAAAAAGAAGAGAAGTGTGGACAGGAGGATACGACACTTTTAGATATGTTTTAAACGAATTTTGTAAAGATAGGGAAACGAAGTTAAAAGCTCGAGATTATCTCAGAATTCTTGAGGAAGAAGGTTTTCCTTGGCTTAAATTGCCAAAAATGCCGGCACTCAAAGAAACAGATTTTGATATCCTATCCATAAATCCTGATGCTCATCCAGGCTTCTTCACTAAATTATTCTTTGGTGATACTAGAAAGAACACCGTTAAGTATTCTCTTGACGTCGCTAAGTATATCTTTAATCACCTTAAAAATAAGAGGTTTAAGTGGGAAGGACTGTGGTGTCTCGGTGGGCGATCAAAAGATGTTAAACTCTCTGATGAGTACACGGAAAAGATATCCACTAGGGCTGTGTGGATTCCTGAAGAGCCACTAGTGTTATTAAGTTTACTAGTAGTACAACCCTTTACAAAATGTCTACAAGCAATAGAACGTAATTGTATCTTTGTTGGTAAGAACTTTAGTATTAGGGAAAACCAGTGGATTCAGCGACTGGAGAATTTATTTCCTTGGTCAATGCGTTGTGATTGGACCTTATTCGACGCACATGTTGACGAAGAAATGATACTTGCTGCTATGAGTTTAATAAGGAAATGTTATCCATCAGATAGATTTCATGATAGATTCTTTTCTTTCTTGACTGATACTGTGGTTAATAAAAATTTGGTTGTACCCCCCGGCTTCGTCTATCAGATATCACGAGGTATGCCAAGTGGACATCCTTTAGTAACATTAATTAACACACTTGTGAATTATATAGTGTGGATTGTGATACTTCAGAAAGTCTACGGGAAAGGGAGAGTGGCTGCGAACGCATACGCAGTATTCTCTGGGGATGATTCAAAGTTCTATCTAAACTTCGATATGAACTTATTATTTATAGATTATTACATTAAATTATGCACTACATTAGAATCTGATTCAGTAGTTTCAACATTAGAGCCATCTAACTCTTTATACTGGAGAAGACCTGATGTACGTTTTCTAAAGCGGTATGTAAATGATATTGGTTTCATTTCATGGCATGCTCCTTCCATGCTACGCAAATTAATATATACTGATAAAAATTTATCATCAGTATTTCTTGTCAAAAGGTGGATGTGTTCAATCTTATGTGCTGCGCCTGGCAATTTTAAGTTAACACATTTATTCACAAAATATATTAACCATAGTTTTGACATAAGGTCAAAGTCATTATATATAGATCGTAATAAAAACGAAATCGATCGCGAAAAATGTCTAGACGACTTAGGCGAGGCAGAGTCTGTAGGACTATTATCCCAGACTGCGAATAAGTACGAAATAGACAAAGTTATTAAACAATCAGGAAAGTTTATATACGAGGATAACGAGAGAAAAAGTATCGCTAGATTCATTAAGAAAGAGAAATCCTTTGAAAGAGAGGTTATGTTCTTATTGCAAGTAGCTCTCATTACTGTAGGTGGGTTTTCTGAAGAGAAGTACATGGTTCTAATTAACAACTTTAAAGAAACTTTCGCAAAAGCAACTCCAAAGCAAATATACTCCTTATATAACTGCGAGTTCTTTCAACGCTTTAAACTAAACCAGCTATTTCCGGTCATTCTCAATCAAGAAGATGTGCCATCTACCTACAAAAGATGGAGTCAATTCATTGCAAGTCCAAGACATAATGAAATAGTAGCCTTTCTAGCCGATTTCTGTCGTGGGGCCCGGCAATACAAAGATCTCTATCCGATCAATAATTCTTTCAAAAATGATTTGAAGAGTTTTCTTTGTATAAATGGGGTCGGTGAAGATTCTAGTTGATAGACATACATAATAATGGTTACTAAGTAGAAAAAATAAGTAATATGACGTATTACGGCACACCCAGCATGTAGTTAAAATGGAGATATCTTAGATATTT